GGCGCTTTTTCAAGGACTTTCTCAACACCCCCAACTATGCGTGAAGCAGGGCTTGCTTCTGCATCATTAGAATTGACCGTGCCTGCAACTGCTGCAGTACCAAAAAGGGCTCCTCCTTTCTTAATTGCAGCAATGTAGTCCTTAGTTTGCGCTGACTCTGCATCTGCTAATGTCTTGTTTGTAACAAGCACTTCATGAGGGTCAGCACGTCCGTTAGGATGCAGTATTTCCGCTCCTTTTGGTAGCTTAAAAACACGAGACCTAGAATCATCAAGGCCTGCATAGGTTGTCAACGAGGACTCAAAGTCTGGAGCTCTAGGGTCAACTACTAAAGCAGATACAGGTTGATGAGGTTTTGTNACTTCATCATATTGCGCCCTTGCTACATACAACGGCCTATCTAGTGTAAGAGTAGACCCTTTGAGTAAAGACTCTAAATAATCTAAGTCTGTAGTGGCTAGTTCTGATATAGCATCACTGCCTACTCGATACTCTTGCTCTTCTGCTTTAGTCCAATTAGGCTTGGTCTCAAGCTCAAGTGCTCGTTCTACCTGTTTGCCTTTTTTAAGCAATTCTTTCTTTGAAGGCTTAATCTTGGGTAACGAAGGGTCCATATTACCTAACATTGACCTAACGCTATGTGCTGTTAATGCCACTTTGTCTGTAACTTTTTTACCCTCTTTTGCAAAAGAGCTACGTGTATGAGCAGTGCTGTCGCACGCTTTAGCTTTCTTAACTCCGAGTGCTAGTAACTTTGCTACTCCCATGACTAGATAGCTCCCTCATTTGTGTTCTGAGGCAAGTTAAGAGTTGTGCTGCTTGCTCCATTCTGAGGACCTGATTGCTGAGCTAACTGACCAGGCATACCTTGCGCCATTGCTTGTGCCTGCTGCGTTGCTTGTGGATTTTGCTGTAGCATTTGTGCTGTCTGTTCCATAATAGCTGCTATCTCCGGGGAGTTTTTAGTCTTCATTGTTTTCATTGACAGGCCTGCTGCTTTGAAGAAGCCTGCAGGATTAACTTGTGCTAGCATTTGACCAACTGCGCCAGCTAGGACTTGCTCAAGCATAAGCTGATTCTTTTCATCTTCATCATTGAAGCTATTAGACTCAACTTCCAAATCAACTTTAGTGTATGCAAGCTCAGTCCCTGGCTCCGGAATTGGTGCCATAATACGGTTGCCATTATCATCTACCTCCGGTTGGCCTGATTCAGGATGCAAGACCTCTTCATACTCAGTCTGCATGATAGGCTGGCCTTGTGCATCTGTCTGGCCAGTAAAACTCTGCATTGGCTTATTAACTTCAATCCAACGTTCACCTGCTGCATCATCAGCTATACGAAGCACTTGATGAGAAGTGTAGTACTGCTTAATCAAGTTAGCTATATCCCAACCAAGGAACCGATAGAATAGCTCAATACGACCAGTCAAGTACCGAAGTGATACTACAGAAGAGTCTTTCTGAAGCTTAACTTTACGGCCAGAGTCAGAAGCAAAGGCCATGCCAAGGAAACTATCATTGATGCCTAGCACCCGCTGCACACGATTAAGGGCTTTATCAATAATCTGATATTGCTCAATAGCTTCGCGAGATAAGCTTTCAATCTTAATGCCGGCTAGTTCCTGTACAGGAATGACTGCCGTTACTCTGTTGAAAGCGTTAGTGAACTCAGCTAAATTCTTAACTGCCCCATCTTGCACAAAAGCTTTCTGAGTGTTAACTAGTAGCTGAAGCTTAATAAGCGCCTGGTTAATAGCTTTCTGCGTTTCAATGATTTCTCTAAAGATGCCATAGTACTCAGCTTTCTCAGAAGTGTGAGTCTTAAGCACACGGTAGCTAAACGGTACTTCTTTGAAGGTAAGCTCTTTCTTTTCAAGGATAAAGTTGTCATTCCAGATTACTGACCAAGTCTTACCATCCGTGTCTTTAACTACAGAGTGCACAACTAAATAGTTGTTATGAATACGGTGTCGACCGACTTCCCAATCCCGACCAGTAGCACTCCAGTCAGCGTCAGACTCGTAAGTGAAGTTATAGTACTCAGTTAGCTCTTCAAGTGCTTTCTTGCCCCACAACTTAACTATCTGGTCTTCAGTAACCCACTTAAAGCGATGGATGAATCGAGCGTCTAGGTAGTCATCCCGACGACTCATAGGGTCAAGTATAATCTCTGACTCAGGCACATGTTCAAGAACAATCTTCTTAATAGTCCTGCCATGCTCATCTTTTTCTTTAGTGTCTTGCACGTCAACGTAAACACACATCAGACCTGATACAATAGCAGAAAGCTTTACCTTCTCACCTTCAGAAGAGATGAAGTTATTCTCCCGCATCGTATAGTTAAGCACATCATTCAGTAGTGACGCAGTAGGAACATCTTCAATGCCTTTAGGATTTGTCTTAACAGTATTGATTACGGTGGAGTAATACCCCATAAGCATACGAGTGAAGAGCTTAACAATGTTAAAGGTTTCTGCAGGCTGGCCACGATTAGCTAACACAAGGAGTTGCTCAGCAGTAAACTGTCTGTTATGATAAAGGTCCCATACAGTTTTAGCTTCATTGCGGGAAGCAACAAAGTCAGTATAGCCAATCTTAAAAGTATCCTGGAGGTATTCAGTGCTAGTTACGTCACGTAGTGCCATTACTTAAAACCCCAATGCAGCAGAGATATCTTCAGGTGTTGAAGGAACAGGCTCATTTGAAGTCCCTGCTTTTAAAGCTTCATCAGGAGTCATGCCTGAAGCTACCTTATTATAAAAGTCAAGTCGTTGGTTCACGTTCTTCAATGCTTTATTGACGTCTTGTAAACCAGTGCCACCACGAAGCTTAATCACTTCAGGAGCATTAAAGTCTGTAATAGTCTGAAGCTTAGACTTTACCTGGACAAGCGCAGCTCGTAAGCCTGACAGTACAGGACCAATCTTCTGGCTATTCGTATTGTAGGCATTTCGGAATGCTTTAAGCTCACCTTCAGTAAGGGCAGAACCAAAGAGATTATGCCGGAACTGGTTAATAAATGCGCCATAAGCGTTCTTAGCTTGCTTATCCACAGTATCATCACTTGTATAGTCAGTTGCAGTACTAATTAAGCTATCAAACAGACCAGTCTGAGAGCTGCTCAAATTACCTGCTTCTTTACTGAGTGCAACCATTGCATTCAAGTCAGTCAAGGCTTTCTGAGTGCCAGGCGTAATAGGATGGGCTACCTCAATTTGATTAACTAACGCACGAGCCTCAGGGTTAGACTGTAACTCTTCTGCACTTAGCTTATCATATCCTGCAGATTTGAACTGTTTGCGTGCATCCTCAGCTACAGCTACCTTACCTGTGCCAGTGCCTGCAATTTCATGTTTATAAGCAGCAACTATCTCAGCATCTCCTGTCTTAGGGTTACCTGCTGCTATACGTTCCTTAGCCTTAGCAGCGTCTAGGGCTAGACGTTCTTGAGCAGGTGCAGCAGGAGGTGCTTTAGCTGCGGGAGGACGATTCAAAGCATCAGTTCTCTGGACTAAAGCTTCATCTCCAGACTGAGGCTTACCAGCAGCGATACGTGTTTTAGCTTTGTCATAAGCTATTGAATCACGCTGCAAAGCAGTGCCTGTTGCACCTTTCTGAGCTTTTGTAATATCGGCTAAAGCTTGCATTTTCTCTAACGCTTGTTTAGAAGCATACCGCTGGTAACCCATGCCACCTGCAGTCGTAACCATGTCAGTCAAATGTGNTTGGNCATCCGAGGTAATCACTTTCAAGTAACGGGCTTTAAGCTTGTCCCAATCTACCTTGCCATCAGCTTTACCGTCTTTAGCATCAAGTTCTGCTTGTGATAAACCTGCCTGCATTAAGAGTTGCTTATCTTCAGGCGAAGTAGGATTGAATTGCTCAGTCTTAATTGCTCCACCAAAAGCGTTTTGTACAGTAGGGTTATCCTTATTGTCCTGTAAGAACTGATTAAGAGACTGAGGATTGCCACTATCAAAGAAGTTATTCAATGCAGTAAAAGAATCTTTACGCAAAGTGTCTTTTTGTAACTGCTGAAGCTGAATTTGCTGCATCTGTACAGTCTGCTGAAGCTGCTGATTCTCAAGAGGAATGTTGTCAACTTGCTGCTGCATCTTCTGTAGCTGTAAATCACCTTCTTTCTTGCGCTGTACAGCAAGGTCTCTTCGCTCCTGCCGAGCTTGCTTAAGGTCTACACCTTTCGAGTAAGCATCAGGGGCGCCAGAGGTAGCTATGCCTAATGAGAGTAGGGGGGAAATTGACATTCTAAACTCCTATTTAGAAAGGCCGGTATAGGCAGTGATACCACCACTAATAGCTTNNCCNGCNGCTTGTATACCTGCTGCCTGGTCTTGACGTGCTTGTGTAGCCTGCCCGCCATAAGCATTAGCTATATTTGACATTGCGTTACCTGCTCCTGTAGTGTTAGGGTTAGTAACAGCATGGCTTACAAAAGACTGTTGAGCATTAGCTACTTGCAACGGTGCTTGCTGCCTAATGTTAGCTTTAGCTTCCGCTGCGTTTATAGCTGCATTCTGGTTTAAGAAATCTTGAGCAGGAGAGTCGATACCTCGCTGTGCAAAGCTACGTTGGAGGTTCTGTGAGTAGGCCTGAAACTGCTGGTCAAACTGTTTTAGCCCAGAAGCTGCAAAAGTCTCAGGGGTTAGCTGTTGATAGAAAGTAGAAAGGTTTTGCTGAATTGGACCATACAAGTCTTCCCAGTGCTGGAACTGTTGCTGCTGGAAATCAAGGCTACGGTTGAGGTAGTTAAATTGCTGAGCTTGTGCAGAATCCGCTTGCTTACCTGCCTGAATAGACCCATAGATATCTGCGCCTGCGCTCAAGGCAGCTCCACCAGCTATTATT